TCAGCCCTTCACCGGGTACGAGAAGACCTTGTCGTTACCGGGGATATGCGGCTCGCCGCGAAAGTTCAGGATATTTCCGTAGCGGTTGCCGCAGGTCTCCGGAGTCTTGTCGCAGCCCGCGACGAGCCGAACCTGGTCGCCGACGGCGATCGGGCGAGGCATCGGCGTGAACAGCTGGACGGACTGGTTGACTTGCTGCAGCACCTCGGTCGAGGCGCCCGCGTTCGCGGCTGACAGGAACGTGCAGGTCCCGAAGGTGTAGAAGCCGGAGGGTCGCGTGGTCGCGACAGTGAACGTGTCGCCGCTCGCCACTGCCGTGATCGCGAGCGTGTCGGTGAGCGGAGCGAGGTCGACCTTGCACTCGTCCGAGCCAAAATCCGTCCTGCACAGACGCGAATAGAGCCGTCCCGAGGTCTGCTGAAGCTTGTTGGCGACGCCGCGCACCTCGGCCGAAAAGCGCTGGTCGGCGCGCTTTACTTCCCCGAGCCAGCCGCGGCGGAGCACCACGCGGCCCATGGAGAGGTCGGCCCAGTTGACGATGAAGATGTCGATGCGCGCGCCGTCGTAGAGGCCGTTGGAGAGGTCCTCGGCCCTGAGTGCCTCATTATCGAGGAACCCATCCACGTCGAGGTTGTCGACCGAAAGGTCCGCACCCGACTTGATGGCTGACGGCAGGAACCCGGCTGAAGCCGCGTAGGCAAGACCGTCAACCACGAGATCCTGGTCGTGATCGGTGAAGCCGCGCACCCATCCATCCGTGCGCTCGAGGCGCCAGCAGGTCGCGAGCGTGGTCACCTCGCCGTCGATATGGGCGGCGAGCTCGGGCGAGAGCGTCTTCATGCTAGATATCGCTTCGAGTCGTCGTTGATTGCGGGAGCAGCGGTGCGGAGTTTCGCCGTCTATGCACTAGCGGCGCTGGCTGAGATCGCCGGTTGCTATGCGTTCTGGGCTTGGCTTCGCGTCGGCGCATCCGGCCTTTGGCTTGGGCCAGGGATTCTCTCGCTCGCGGCATTCGCATACGTATTGACTTTCGTGGACGCACCCGCCGCAGGACGAGCCTATGCCGCTTATGGTGGCATCTACATCGCAGCCTCGCTCGCCTGGCTATGGTCGATCGAGGGACTGCGACCTGACCGCTGGGACCTCATCGGTGCCGCGATCTGCCTGCTCGGAGCAGCCGTGATCCTGTTCGCACCCCGCGCCCTTACGGGTTAGGTCCGAATCTCCAGGATCGCGATCGAAGAGACCTGCTGCAGGTGATAGGCGGATGCCACGACGGGCAGATGGTCCGTGTCGAAGCGGCACGGCACGTCGAAGCGGAAGTCCGCATGGGGCTGCGCGGCCGGCGCGGACGGAAAGGTTACGATGCCGGTGAGATGATCGATGGAGACTGAAACGGGGGCGCCGCTTACGCGCACGACGACGCTGCCGGCCTCCGGCTTGGTGGTCAGGCGGAGGTCGGCGGACGGTCCGCTGGCATAGGTCTTGGCGAGCTTCCACACGAGCGGGTCGGCCGTTGCGGCGAGCGCCTGATCCGTCGCCTCGAAGTCCGTCCAGTCGCGGAAGCGGAACCCGTATGCGCGCCCCTTTCGGGCCCGGAAGAACGCGATCACCTCGGCCATCTGCTCGCGGGTGCGGATGCCGGTGCCGATGTCATAACGGGCGCGCGCGGCCGCCCAGTTGACGTTGCGCTGCTCGAAGCCGGAGGCGACGGAGACGATGTCGGTCGAGTATTCCGGGCCGCCGGTCGCGCCGCGGGCGATGGCGTCCGGGAAGCGCACGTCGTGGAAGCCGGTGCTCACAGGTTCCGCCTCGCGCGCTCGACGGCCGCAGCCATCTCGGCGGTGATCTGCCCCTGGGCGCGCCGGAACGACGACGCGTCTGGCGTGGTCACGTTGAAGGTCATCATGACCGGCTGGCCGCCGGACGAGCGGCCGAACTCGTAGGCGCGAGCTTCGGCCCGACTGAGCACCCGTTCGCCACGCTGCAGGATGGCCGGCACCTCGTCCGGGCGCAGATAGGCGCCCTCGTGCAGGCGCGGGGCCCCCGCGAAGGCGAGGGCCGGGACCATTCGCCCGGGCCCGCCCGCACCCACCACCCCACCTTCGTGGAAGAGCCCGCCAAATAGCTTGCCGAAGATGCCGCCCGCGTCCGCGAGCGTCGGGTTGTTCGACCCGAACAGGAAGTTCTTGAGCGGGTTCATGACCGCGAGCTTGATCAGCTCGCGCGTGATGTCCTGGAGGGCCGCGCGACCGGCGTCGGCCCAGCTCTTCCAGTCGGTCTTGCCCTGGGCGAGCACATCGGCGAAGCGGTCGAGCGCGGAGCCGACCGCGTTCTCGATCGCGCGATACGCCGCGTCCTGGCGCTGCAGCTCCTGCGTCAGCCGCTCGATGCGGCCAGCGTTTTCGACGATGGCACGGCCCTCGTCGCTGGCGAGATCGATGCCGCGCTGGCGCAATCCCTGCTCGGCCTTGAGCTGCGCGATGACGACGGCGCGTTCCGAGGCGCTCTGGCCCACAAGCGATATCTGGCGCTGCAGGAGCGCGATCTCGTCCTTTTGGTCCTCAAGCGCCTGCCGGCCGGCGAGCGTCCGGTTCAGCTCGTCGATCCGCTTGGCACTAGCTATGGCCTGCTGGCCTTCGGCGCTCCCGGCGTCGATGCCCGAGCGGCGCAGGTTCTGGATGGCGCGGAGGACGGCGAGCTCTTCGCTCCGCTTGGCGACGCTCGCGCCGACGAGGGCAACCTGCCGCTCGAGCAGCGTGACCTCTTCCTGCTGGTCGCGCAGATGCTCCCGGCCACGGAGCGTGCGCCCGAGCGTCTCGATCTGGCGCGAGGCGTCGAGGTAGGCCCGCGCCTCCTCGGAAGCGAGGTCGACGCCACGCCGCCGCAGTTCCTGTTCGGCCCGCAACGTCACGAGCGCATCGCCTCGCGCCGCAGCGGATGAATTGACCAGCGCGATCTGGCGCTGGAGCAGCTCGATCTCGCGGCGCTTCTCCTCGTTCGCCTGCAGCGTCTGGCCGCGGCTCTCCTCCGCGAACAGCTGACCGTAAGCTTCGCGCAGCCGTTCGATGATGCGAGTGAGCGTCTCCTTCGCCTCGCCCTCGGCGAGCGCCTGTGCGGTGAGAAGAGGCCGAAGCGCCTGCTCGACCTGCATGGCCTCGCGCGCCTGGGTGGAGACGAGCGCGCCCGAGGCGACGAGATCATTGACGCGCTTCTGCGCGCCGGCCTGGTTCGTCAGGTCCGAGACCTGCTTCGCGGCCTGTGCAGCGGATTCTGCGATGCGCTCGCGCAACGCCTGCCGGGCGCGCGCCTCGGCGTCGATGCCTTCCCTGGCCTGTTCTACGAGGCCTTGACGGCGGGCCTCGGCACGCTCCGCCGCCTCGCCGCTCTGGAGATAGGCTTCCGCGAGGGAGAGCGTCGCCCGGATCGACACCTCCGTCGCCGTGCTCTGTGTGACCACCGCCTGCGTCGCGGCGTCGACGGCGGGCCTATATCGCGCCAGCTCGGCCGTAATCCGGACATAGGCGGCCTCGACCTGGCCGACATCGGCGAGCTTCGAGCGCGTCAGCGGATCATCGAGCGCAGCGCGGAGCGCGCCCTGCTGCGCACGCAGCCGCTCCAGCTCGCGCGCGCCCGGGACGACGTCGCGGGCGACCTCGCCGGCGCGGACCGAGAGCTCGTTCGCGCGCGCGTCCCCGGCGATCTGCGCGGCGCGCCGCTGCTGCTGCTCCAGCTGGCGTTCGAGCTCGGCGATGCGCCGCTCGACTTGCGGCAGCATGAGCGGCACGACGTTGCCGCTTGCATTCTCGCGCAGGCGGTCGCGCTGCCACTTCAGGAGATCAAGCTCCTCAGCGGGCTTGCGGCCCTCGATGGCGCGGTCGACCGCCTTGCCGATCGCATCCCATGCGCTGGCGGCCTGCCGCGAGACGTAGCCCCAGGCGCGGCCGAACGCGTTCGTCGCCTGCTCGGCGTCGGCGAGCGCCTGCCCGAGCGCGTTCAGGAGGACGCGCTGCGCCTCGGTCCGGTTGTTCTGGTCGACAAGCGTGCGGACGTACTGGCGCGTGCGGTCGTCGAGGAACGACAGCTTGGCGTTCAGATCGTCCGCGCCGCGGACGGGGTCGGCCAGCGCCTTGGCGAGTTCGTCGGCGCCGGCCTTGGTGTCGATGCCGAGCGTCGCCCCGTAGTTGCGGGCGATCGCGATCGCCCGCCCCATCTCCTCCGCGCCGACCTTGCCTGTCCGCAGTAAGGCAACCTGCATCTCGCGGGCGGCCGAGACGGAGACCTTACCGGCCTCCGCCGAGGACTGCGCAACCCGCTCCAGCTCGCCGGCGGTCGCGCCCGAGGTCCGGCCGACCCCGGCGAGAGCGGTCTCCACCGCACGGGCCGAGGCATCGTGGGAGATCCAGGCCGCGGTCAGCCCGGCGACCACGACGGCGACACCGGCAATGACGCCGCCGACCACGCCGATGGAGGATCCGAGCGTCGCGATCGTGCCGCGCAGGCCGCCAAAGGCCTGCGTCACCTGCCCACCCTGCTGGAGCAGGATCGTCATGGGCGAGATGCCGGAGCCTAGCGAGGCGACGACGTCGTTGAAGGTGTACTGCAGCGTCAGCAGCTGCTGGCGGGTGAGGCTCGTCGCGCCGCCGACGCCCTTGATCGCCTGCGAGGTCTGATCGAGCCGCTGCTTCGCGAGGCCCTGGGCGGCCGCGTGTTCGGCCGCCGTGATCGCGCCTCGCTTGGCGAGCGCATCATATTCGGCGAGCTCGGCGTTGTAGCGCGCCTGGGCGGCGCCGAGCGGATCAATCTGGGCCCGCAACGCCTTCGCGCGCGCCTCGAAGTCGGCGGCCTCGCGCGCGGCCTCCTCGAAAACCGCCGCGGAGTCGCGGGCGGATTTGGGAGCGCCTCCTGAGCTTGTCGAAGGATCGACGCCGAGCACGGCGTTGTAGCGGCGCTGCGCCGCATCGGCCTCGGCAGCGAGCCGCGCGGCCTCGGCGAGCCGCTTGTAACGGGAAATCTCGCGGTCGGTCGCGGCGCCCGTACGGTCGAGCGCCTTCTCGACAGTCCCGAAGGCCGCTTGGCCAGATTGTCCGACCTCCTCGAAGGCGCGCTTGACGTCCGCCTTCCCCTCGACGCCGAGGCGGATGGAGACGTTTGTTGCAGACATCGTTCGCTGCCGGTCACATTGGTGTCGCGCTCATGAGGGGTCAGCGTCCCGGCGATAGGCGGCGACGACGATCGGCTCGATCTCGGGGAGCGCGTCCACCAGGAGCGGGCTGAGCGCGCCCATCGCGTCGGCCAGGAGGAGGATCGCCCCGAAGTCGAGGGCGTAGACGCCGCCCATGACGGCCCGGACCTGGCCGGCCGAGCGCTGGATCACGGCCCAGGCCAGAATGCCCTCCGGCGTCTGCGCCGCGTGCTCGTCATAAGGACAGCCCTCGCAGCGGGCGGGGCAAGCCGCGCAATAGGCCTCGCCGCCCTCGAAGTGCCAGCGTGCGAGGGCGATCAGACGTTTTTTTTCCGCATCCTGGGTCAGGGCGGGCGCCACGTAGAACCGGTCGATCGCATCGAAGGCCGGCCAGTGCTCCAGGAGTTGTTCGATGCGCTCGGGCGAGGGTTCGACCGGAACGCCCTCCGCGTCCCCGATCCCCTCCCAGGCCACGATGCCGGAGCGGGCGAGCGACCGCGTGAAGGCCTCGCCCGCCTTGATGGTCGCGTCGTCCCGCTCCCCGCCATTCTTGAGCGCCTCGCCTGCCGCGGCGCGCGCGAGCAGCATGGCGGTGACCGACACCGGCCGGACCTGGACGCGGACGCCCGGCAGGAGGTCGAGCCAGGACGGCTCCTGCGAATTAGACGTGAGCTTGAGCATGGTGTTCTCTCCGAGTTTGAGCTGGACGCGTGGCGGCGCCCCGAGCACGTTTGGGGTGGAGGGGCTGACCGTGATCGGGTGGCTGCCGAGCCGGCGGGAGTTTTCACGCGCGATCGACGCGGAGATCGCGCGGCTCGTCACTCGCCATGGCGAGCACGCTTACGGGGTTGCCTATTCCCGTGCGCGCGAGCATGTGCAGACCGAGGAGGACCGGCGTTTCAATCAGGCGGTCCGTCGCGAGCTCGCCAAGCGACTCGGGATTGGCTACGGCGTCGACGCGGCGACGCGATGGCTGGACCGCCGGTGAGGTGAAGTCGGCGTCAGAATCGCCACGCTGAGAAGGTCGACATGCTGGAGGAGAGCTCAACGCCGAACAAGGCCAACGAAGTAGCCGCCAAGACGATTGTTCCCTCCTCGAAGCTCGCGCAGATCCCGCGCGGGGTCTGGGCACTCGGGCTCGTCAGCATGTTCATGGACCTCTCTTCGGAGATGATCCATGCGCTCTTGCCGGTCTATCTGGTGACCGTGCTCGGCACCTCCACGCTGACCGTTGGCTTGATCGAGGGCATTGCCGAGGCCACCGCCAGCATCACCAAGATCTTCTCGGGGACGCTGTCGGATTGGCTGGGCAAGCGCAAGCTCCTGGCGGCCATCGGCTACGGCCTCGCCGCCTTCACCAAACCGGTGTTCCCGCTTGCCACCACGGTCGGCTGGCTGGTGGCGGCGCGTTTCGTTGACCGGCTGGGCAAGGGGATCCGCGGTGCGCCACGCGATGCGCTCGTGGCAGACATCGCTCCGGCGCATCTGCGGGGGGCGAGCTTTGGGCTGCGGCAGTCGCTCGATACAGTGGGCGCGTTCCTAGGGCCGCTCGCCGCGATCGGCCTGATGGCGCTGACGTCAGGCGATTTCCGCCTGGTCTTCTGGGTGGCGGTCATCCCCGCCTTCATCGCCTTCGGCCTGATGGTGTTCGGGGTCGAAGAACCGGCGCGCCACGAGGCGGCAGCCAAGCCCCGTTTGCGGCTGGCCGACGCTTGGCGGCTCGGCGCCGCGTTCTGGGTCGTCGTGGCCGTCGCGACCGTGCTGACCCTCGCCCGGTTCTCCGAGGCGTTCCTCGTGCTGCGGGCCCAGAACGTGGGCATGCCGATCGCCCTCGTGCCGGCCGTGATGGTGGTGATGAATGTCGTGTATGCGGCGGCTGCCTACCCCGCCGGCGTGCTCTCGGATCGCCTCGGCCGAAGCGGCGTGCTGGTTGTTGGGATCAGCTTCCTCGTCGCGGCCGATCTGATCCTCGCGCTCGGACCCACCATTCCGATGGTGATGCTCGGCGTCGTGTTCTGGGGCCTGCACATGGGCTTTACGCAGGGGCTGCTCGCGACCCTTGTTGCCGACACTGCCCCGCCGGAGCTGCGAGGAACCGCGTTCGGAATCTTCAACCTCGCGGGCGGCATTGCGATGCTCGTCGCGAGTGTGATCGCGGGCGCCCTTTGGGACGCCTATGGCCCGCTCGCCACGTTTCTTGCCGGTGCGGGGTTTACGGTCCTGGCGCTCGCCGGCCTTATCATGGTCGAGAGCCGGTTTGACAAAGCCCCGAGATAGCTGCGACGAAATCCTCGGGTGGGGTGCGGGCCACTTCAGTAGCTCGCGACGTCGTTCTCGAGCACCACGGTGCACGTCTTTCCGAGCGTCGGATCCTTCGCCGCCTGCCACGCGAACGCCGCCTGGATGCCCAAGGGGCCCTGCACCGGCGTCTTCGCGCGCGGGAGGAAGACGCTGTGCATCGTGAACAGCAGGGAGCGGTCGGCGTCGATCGACCAGCCGAACGAGAGCTCGCACGGACCGCCTGATGCGGCCTGATCGAGCAGGGTGGTGTCGGCGAAGCGGACGTTGATGGTGCCGGTGACGGCGACCATGCCGGGATCGGCATCGGCAATGCGGCCGTCCGGGCGGATCACCTCGACCTTGTCGAGGTTGTTCGAATAGGTGAAATCCGCCGAGACCACGTTGCCGAGCGCGGTGCCCTCGCGCTTCACCTGTCCCTGGAAGTGGCTGAACCGCTCGATCACAGCTTCCGTCGGAGAGCCTGCCTGCGTAGTGGTGAACTTGATCTCGCCCTGGGCGACCAGGCCCATGGTGGCGGTGAGCAGGCCCGAGCGCTGGAGCTGAATCTGCATCGTGTTCGCGCGCACCCCGACGTTCAAACCGTAGCTCGGGACCTCGGGCATGCCGATCTGGACCGTCATCGAGGGCAGCGTGAGCGAGCCGGAGACGAAGGTGTGGGCGTAGACGCCGGTGGTCTCGACAGAGGTGGGCGAGCCCATCAACAGCTTCAGCCAGTTGCCGAAGTTGCGCAGGTCGACGGGCACGACCACGTTGCCTTCGTTGTTGACCACGTCGCGGCTCGGCGGCAGCGGCTCGCGGCCATAGCCCAGGAGGTCGCTCGCGATCAGGCCCTGCTCGTCGCCGAGCGCGGCCGACACGAAGGGCAGCTTCTTGAAGCCGGAGACCGGAGCCGTGCCATAGGTAGTCTCGAACGCCGCCGCCATGACGGCGTTGGCGCCGCGCGCGCGTGCCATTGGAGTCCTCCAGCGGTGAAGTTGATTTGAGCGGACCGGCTGTCGCTTAGACAGCGGGCGAAATCTCAGTTGGATCACACCTGCGCAGCGAGAACCGCCAGGTTGATCTCAGACAATTGTTTCGATATGTCTCGACAAATGGAAAAAGAGACCACGATCTTGGGCCTTGCGGCTCTTGCGCAGCCGACGCGGCTCGACGTGTTTCGGCTTCTCGTGTCGCGCGAGCCGACCGGGGTGCCCGCCGGCGAGATCGCGAGAGAGCTCGCCGTTGCGCACAACACGATGTCGACCCACTTGGCGATCCTGACCCGTGCCGGATTGATCCGATCACAGCGCCATGGTCGCTCGATCATCTACCGTGCCGATCTCGACACCGTCCGGGCGCTCGCAACCTTCCTGCTGAAAGATTGCTGCGGCGGTCGCCCGGAGATCTGTACTCCGTTGGTCGCCGACCTGAAGCCATGCTGCGCGGAGGAGCCTGCCGATGCCTGATCGCGTTCGTAACGTCCTGTTCCTCTGCACCGGGAACACGGCTCGTTCGATCCTCGCCGAAGGCATCATGCGCGGGGACGGCGCCGGGCGCTTCAACGCTTATTCGGCAGGAAGTCAGCCGAAAGGTGTCGTCAACCCATTCGCGATCAAAGTGCTGGGCGCTCTCGGATACCCGATGGAGGGCTACCGCTCGAAGAGCTGGGAGGAGTTCGCGAGGCCCGGAGCGCCCGTTGCGGACTTCGTCTTTACGGTTTGCGACAGCGCCGCCGGCGAGGCCTGCCCCGTCTGGCCGGCCAGCCGATCACCGCACATTGGGGGATTGAGGACCCAGCCGCCGTCGAGGGCTCGGAGATCGAGAAGGAACGGGCCTTCTCGCAGGCCGCGAGATATCTCAAGACGCGGATCTCGCTCTTCCTGAACCTGCCCCTGGGGTCGCTCGACAAGCTCTCGCTCGCGAGCCGGCTGAAGGAGATCGGCTTGTCGGAGGGCGCAACGACGCGGCGTCCGGACGTAGCCTAGAGGTCCCGAAATGGATGTCATCATCTACCACAACCCAAACTGCGGCACCTCGCGCAACACGCTCGGATTGATCCGCAACGCCGGGATCGAACCGCACGTCATCGAATATCTGAAGACGCCGCCCACGCCGACCCTGCTGAAGCAGATGATCGAGAGGATGGGCGCTTCGGTGCGCAACATCATCCGCGAGAGGGGCACGCCCTACGCTGAGCTTGGGCTCGGGGATCCGCGTCTCAGCGACGACGACCTGCTCGACGCCGTGATGGCCCACCCGATCCTGATCAACCGGCCGATCGTGGTCACCCCCGTGGGTGTCAGGCTTTGCCGGCCTTCCGAGGTCGTCCTCGACATTCTCCCGGCGCCGCAGCGCGGCCCGTTCTCCAAGGAGGACGGCGAGCCCGTGATCGACGAGCACGGCCGGCGCGTGTCGATCGCGTGAGTGCCGCAACGCTGTTGCGCCGCGTCGTCGCAGAAGCGCTCGGCACCGGCCTTCTCGTCACGACCGTCGTCGGATCCGGCATCATGGCCGAGCAGCTCGCAGGCGGGAATGTCGCCATTGCCCTGCTCGGGAACACGATTCCGACGGGAGCCATCCTCGTCGTTCTGATCCTGGCGCTCGGGCCGATTTCAGGCGCGCACTTCAACCCGGCGGTCTCGCTTGTCATGGCCGCGAGAGGCGAACTGGTGTGGCGCGACCTCTTGCCCTACGTGATAGCCCAGATCGTCGGCGGCTGTCTCGGCACCTTGGCGGCGCATGGGATGTTCGAGTTGCCGCTGCTTCAGCTCGCGACCAAGATCCGGACCGGACCGGCGCAATGGTTCGCCGAGTTCGTCGCGACCTTCGGATTGCTGCTCACCATCGTGGCCGTCGTACGCTTCAGGATGGATGCGGTCCCGTTTGCTGTCGGGCTCTACATCACGGCCGCCTACTGGTTCACGGCGTCCACCTCATTCGCCAATCCGGCGGTCACGATGGCTCGCGCGCTGACCAACACCTTTGCCGGCATTGCTCCGGAGCACGTCGTCATCTTCATCATGGCGCAGATTGCCGGGGCATTCGCCGGAGCGACGCTGATCGGGTGGCTTATGGGTCCGCGGGAAAGCCGTTCCGCTCGATAACCGGCGCTTCCGTGCGGCTCTCAATTCAGCGGGTCGGTCGTGCCGTACACGGCGACGACCGCGATCTCGGCGAAGCGGGCAGGCGCTGCGCCGAGCGTCTCCAGGTCGGCCGGCGCTGGCGCCTCGACCTCGAGGAAGTCGCACAAGCCACCGAGCGTCCGGTCAGTGCGCACCGCGTTCCCGATCGCGCCGAGCATCCCGTCCAGGACCTCTTCGCGGGGTACCGATGCGCTCTCGTAAGCCGCCACCTCGACGGGGATGCGATGCGTGTAGACGTAGGCCAGGGGAGAGAGGAGCACCTCGGGCTCCCCTGGATCGCCGTCGCGGACCACCGCGAGCCCGCCAGGCGCGATGCGCTCGGGCTTGGCGAGGTTGCGCTTCACGTCGGCGTTCGACAGGGCCTCCGCCACGAGCGCCTTGACGGCCTCGATCACCTGCTCGCGCCTGCTGGTCATGAGAGGGTCCAGTGCCGCGCGATGAGGGCAGGCACCCGCGCGGCATGCTTGCGAGCAGGCGCATCGAGGTCGAGCCGCTTTCTCAGCGAGACCTGCGGGACGAGGATGAATACGACAACTGTAGCATCGCCCGATTTGCGTCGGTTTCGTGCGGCGAGCCCTCGCGACGTCACGCGCGCGCTGTCGGCCACGAGGAGCGAGGGACGGCCGCGGCGATAGACGAAGCGGAGCTTCATCCCGGTGCGCCGCTCCCATCCTGCTGGCGTGATGCGCTCGCGCTTGCCCGTTGCGCCGCGCCCGACTGCCCCAGCGGCCGCCGTCGGGATGGCGAGAAACAGGCCGCGCGCTGAGCGGATCGTGACGCCCTGGTCGAAGGCATCGATGAGCTTCGGCGCACGCGACCAGACGAAGGCCGCAGCCTCCATGCTGTCGCCAGTCTCCGGAAAGACCTTGCCTCGCCAGGTGCGCGCAAGACGATCGCCGAGCCCGGCGGAGACGACCTGCTCGCGCAACTCGCCCTTGAGCGCATCGGCGGCATCGCGCATCCCTGACGTGACCGCGCGCTCGATCGCCTTCTCGGTCCCGGCGAGGGCATTCTCGAGATCGGGACGCTGGACCGAAAACCGCATCGGATCAGGCCTCGGCGGCTTCGCAGATCATCACCAGCCCGAGCGAGTCCGAGAGCGGCGATGCGATGATCCGGAACGTCTGTGTGCCGATCTCGACGAGGTCGCCTTCGGCGATGTCCGGAGCTTCTGAGCGCCGGACCTCGATCAGGAGGGCTGGCATGATCGCGCGCGAAGACCCGAACTCCGCGACCCCGCTCGGCTGCTTCCGGATGATGCGGACCAGCGTCCCGCCGAGGCCGCCCGGTTTCCAGACCGCGTCCTCTCCGATGTTCGGATCCTCGAAGATCGCATCGATCGCGGCCGTGAACACGTCGATCACGTCCGAGCCTTCTAGTTGCTCGAGAAGATCCGGACCGCGAGTCCGGGACGCTTGTTGACGGGGAGGATCGAGGCCTCGGTCTTGACGTCGATGGCGCTGCCGTCGAGCCGGGCGATCTGCCGGGCGTACATCGGCAGGCCGACCGTATTGACGGTCTCTATGAGGTTCGCGGGCGCGCCGTAGGTCACGAAGGTGTCGAGCGTGCCGAGCGGGAACGCGAGCCCTTCGTTTGCGGGCAGCAGCGTCTCGGTCGCGCCCGTCGAGAGTGTGACGGTCGCGTTGTACTCCTCGAACACGATCCCGGCGAACGGGAAGCGCCGGCGCGTGTCCTCACGGAGCGGCTGCGCGCCGGTCGAGGAGTAGTACTTGTAGGCCTCCTCCACCTTGGCATGCCCGATCAGCTTGTCGAAGAAGCCGGGCGAGACGAGTGCGAGAACGCTCGTCATGGTCTCGCCCTTGAGCTCGCCTTCGACCTTGCGCAGCACCTCCCGGACCTTGGCCTGGACGTTCGTGGTCGCGGTGCCGAGGAGGAAGTCGACGGACTGCTGCGCCAGCCCGAACTCGCTGAAGTAGTCGTAGAGCGTGATGCCGGCGCCGTCCTTGACGATGCCGCGCAGCGCGTTGACCTCCATGTATTCCCGGGTCTGAGCATGCTTCGCCCGGATCCGGGTAAGCTTGCGCTCCATGATGGTCGCGAGCGGGTCGGCGGCGTCCGAAAGGCCGAAGCCGCGCACGCCCTGAACGTCCTGCGGCGTGATCGAGTCGTCGTGCGGGATCCAGGGGATCGTGAATGAGCGCATCGAGCGCGCGTCGCGGTTCGCGACCGTCGGCGGCCCGCCGAGCGGGACCGTCGGCAGGAGGTTAAGCACCCCCGCCATCTGCTCGATGATGACGCTGCGCTGCGTCACGCCCTCGAACCGGAACAGGCCCATCTGGCCGAGCCGGGTGTAGATGTTGGGCAGGAGGTTGATGGCCTCCGTCATCTCGGCGAGCGAATATCCGCCCGCGTCGAACGGGTTCGTGATCACGGGCATCGTGAGGCTCCGAGGCGTTTGGCTGAGTGTTGGTCAGACGGTGGTGCGGACGACGAGGCCAGCAGCCGCGAGCTGCTCTTCCTTGGCGGCCCGCTGGGGCGCGGTGTCGACCGATGCGTCGAAGCGAAGTTCGGCGCGGGACAGGAGGACGGGGCCGCGCGCGACGACTACACCCGGCTTGTCGGCCGCGGTCGCGTCGACAGCCTCGACGAGCACCGCGACGGCGGTTTCGGCGCCTTCCGCTCCGGCGACCACGGCTGCTGGCGAGAGGCGATGCTTTCCGGAGGCGGTGATCTTCCCCAGCACGGCGCCGAGCGGATAGCTCGTGCCGGCCAGCAGCGTGATCACCTCGCGGGTATAGGCCGGATAGACCTCCCACTTGACGAGATCGCCGAGGGTCGGGCCCTTGGTGAGGACAGCCATGCGCGCCTCCCTCAGCTACGGGCCGCGGCGCGCTCGCGGGCGCGCTTCACGATTGGGCTCTCGGCCGCCGGCTTCCCCGGCGCGGGAGCGGCTGCGATGACGTCGGCGGCGGAGCTGCGCTCGGCGAGCGTGTCGAGCACGGTGCGGCGGAGCGCATCGGGCTTGATGCCTTTGCGCATGGCGTCGGCCGCATCGACCGAAACGCCGAGGCGCGCGCCTTGCGCGGCAACGTCTGCGATCTCTGCGTATTCGGCCCGGTAGCGCTCGGCAGGGTCGTGGGCCGGCGGCAAGGGAGGCGGCGCGGGCGAGCCGGGCGCCAGCGCCGGCGCGGGCGTCTGAGCAGGCGGCGTGACGGGCTCAGGAGACGGCGGGTTCTGCGGCGGAACCGTCGGGACCGGATCGGTCTGGCCGGGGTCCTTCGGCTTCGTGGTGTTCTGGTCAGCCATGGCGAGGCTCCTCCTGGTGGACGGGACGGTGAGACGTGGGATGACGGACTCGGAGCGGTCGAGACCGGCCAGGAGACCGGCGACCACGCTCTCGAGCGTGCCGATGCCGTCCGCGAGGCCGGCCGAAACAGCGAGCTCGCCGCGGTAGATCGCGGCCTCGGTCGAGCGGATGGCTTCCGGGGTCGTCCCGCGATTCTCGGCCACGAGGGCGCAGAGCTCGGCATGGAGCCGGTCGACATCGGCCTGCATGGCCGCGCGAGCACGGTCCGAGAGTGGCTCGTGCTCGTTGCCGTCGATCTTGCGGTCACCCGCGAACACATAGGTCCAGGCGAGCCCGGCCTGCTTGTCGGCACCGCTCTCGTCAACGTGCACAGCAACGACGCCAATCGAGCCGACTTCGGCCGTGCGTGTGACGGTCAGCCGATCGGCCGTGGATGCGAGTGCATAGGCTGCCGAGAGCGCGGCCTCGTTCGCGATTGCATGGAGCGGTTTGTCGGAACGCTCCTTCAGATCGCCGAGCGCGGCGACCGCGTCGAACAGCCCGGCGACCTCGCCACCGGGCGAGTCCACCTCGAGCACGACGGCGCGGACGGCATCATCCGCGAAGGCGTGCGCGACCGCGCCGACCAGGTCGCCGTAGGAGATCGCGCCGAACAGGGCCGAGAGCCAGTCGTTCCGGGCGACGAGCGGCCCTAGCACCGGCACGATCGCAATGCCGCCGTCGACGACAGCATAGGGCGCTGCTTCCCGCTGCGACTCCAACCGCGCATCGTCCGCGTGGAACGCGAGCAGGGCTGCAAGGCGATCGCGCGCGAACGCGAGCGGCCGCCCGGCCAGCCTCGCGGCCGCCGGTGCGCTGATCATCGGCATGCGGGCTCTCAGGTTGCGGCTGTCGCTTCCGCGAGAGACGAAGCTGCGTCCTCGCCGGAGGTATCGTCCTGCGGCGCGGTTTCGACTGCAGCGCTTGATTGGGTGAACGCGAGCCCGAGCCGGCGCTCACGCGCCTGGTCGGCGGCGATCTCAGCGTCGACCTGCTCGGCGTCGTAGCCGCGCTCGGCGAGCGCCTGCGTTCGGCTCTTGAGGCCGGCCGCGATCTGCTCGACCTCGGCCTTGGTGTCCTTGGCGGGATCGACCCAGTCCCACTTCGGGGGCAGCCAGGCGCAGGCGAGCACCTCGCGCCGGCGCCGCTCATAGCGGGGCACCTCGAGCGCGCCAGACACCACGGCGGTGTCAACAAAGCGCGCCCAGACGCGGCGGCAGAACTGAAACACCATCACGGCGTGCTGGTAGGCGTCGACCCGGCGGCGGAACTCGAGCAGCGCGAGCCGGGCGTTCGAATAGTTTGCGCGGATCATGTCGTTGGACAGGTAGGCGTAAGGCACACCGAGGGCGGCCGAGACCTGCAGGAGCGTCCGGTACTGGAACGGCTCGTAGGTGGCGCCGACATCGGCCGGGGCCGAGGTCTGGATCTCCTCGCCGGGCTCCAGCATCACGACCTGCCCGGGCTGCAGGTCCATCGTGCGCTCCTCCGCCTCGTCCTTGCCCTCCGTCGTATCGAAGGGCTCGCCGGGTGCGGGCGTCGTGATGAAGAGCGCGTGCATGGCCGCGACCTTCTTCCGGTCGAGCTCGGCGTCGTCGTACTGGTCGAGCAGGAAGAGCTTCACGATCGCGGGCGCGAAGCGCGAGATCCCGCGCAGCTGCCCGGCGTCGACCGGGTCGACGAGGTGCACGACCTCGCTCGCCGGCACGCGGACGATTTCGCCCGAAATATCCGGGTCGGTCGTGTCGCCGGGATGCCGGCGCAGGAAGTGGTAGGCGACCCGCCGCCCGATGCCGTCGAACTCGATGCCCTGCCGGACGACGTTGCCGCTCGCGAGACGCTCGGAGCGCGTCGAGGGCAGCATCTCGGAGGGGATCATCTGCAGCTGCAGGGGCACGACGAGCCCGTCTTCGGGCCGGCGCGGGCGGAAGCGGAAGAACACCTCGCCGGCGATGAACACCTCGCGCGCGGCACGCCGCTGCAGGCCATAGAGGTCGGTGAAGCCTTCCGCGTCCGCCTCGTCGGTCCAGTCGAGCCAGAGCTTCTGCAGTGCCTCCTTCAGCTTCGGGTCCGAGACGAGCGAGGATGGCTTGATGCCAGCGCCGACGACGTTGCCGGCCCAGCTCTCGATGGCGTTGGCGGCATAGCCGTTGTTGCGCACCAGAAACCGTGCCCGGGCCGTGATGTCCGGACCGGCGGCCGCGATTAGCGTGTTGAGGTGCGCCCGGCTCGGCTGGAAGCCGCGCAGGCGCCGATTGGCGTAGCCCGCCTCGAAGCCGCCGACCATGGCGCCCACGCGGCGGCGAAGGCGCTGCAGCGTGGCGAGCATCCCTCACAGGCCCTTGCTCGACGAGGTCAGGATCCGGCGGCGGCGGACCGGTTCGGCGACGCGTTCGATCCGGCGCTCGAGGTCGGCGATGGCGGCCGCCATCTCGGCGTCGGTCGCGTAGGTCACGCGCCGGCCCTCCACCTCGACGGTCCGGACGCCACGCCAGCGGCTGCTGAGCAGCGCGTCGCGCTGTGCGATCATCTCGTCGCGCGTCATCGGGGCATTCAACTCAGGTAGGTCGATCGGAACACGCGCCGGCCCTGCCGCAGCCCCGCACGCACGCGGCCGGCGGAAGCCGGTTGGGGATCCGTGCGGTCCATAGGATCGGCCTCAATCAGGCGAACGTTTTCCGTCGCGAGCTGGGACTCGAGGTCGCGCCACCGCGCCTGGCCCCAGCGATCAGCGCCGACAATCCAGGCGGCCGCGCGGGCGTACACCCGGCAGTCGAGCACCTCGTTGCGCTCGCGGATCTTCTGCCATTCGAGCCGCTGGAATCCGCGGCGCGTCTTCACGCTGACGAGCTGCTCGGCGGTGAACTGACGGAGCCACTCGGCTTCGGTCCCGCGCGGCAGATGCACATAGCCGGGCGGATCGGCCGCCCCGTTCGCGATCTCCTCGTCCGTGGCCCGCACAAGGCGCAGGAAGCGATAGGTCTCGCTCTTGAAGGTGGCGACCGCGACGGTCCAGAGCCGGGCCCCGCGGCGGAGCTTCTTCCCGCCTTCGGTGAGGTCAACGTAGCTCGGTCCGACGACGGGCGCCGCCCGATGGAAGCCGTCGACGCCCTTCACCGGGGCGACCTGCGCGTATCCCGCCCTGCGCGACCAGGCGTAGACCGCGGGCGCCTCGTAACCCGTGTCGATGCCGAGCTTGGCGAGACCCAGGCACGCGCCGCCGGCGTGCGGCCATGTCTGTCCGAGCAGCGCTGAGAGAGCGGCCCACGCGGCAGCGCTCTCCGGGCCGCCATCGACGACGATATGGTCGACGAGCCAGCTCGTGAGGCCGCGCCCCCATGCCCAGATCGAGACCTCGATCCGATCCTTCTGGACGTCGGCGCCCGCCGTGAGGAAGAGCCCGCCTGCCGGGACCGTGCCGACCGAAAACTCTTCTCGGCGCTCATAGAGGCGCTGCCAGTCCGGCGCATCGCCGCTCTCGGTCCAGGTCTCGCCGAGCTCGGTGTTGCGGAAGGATTTAAGGGCGGCGTCGGAGCCCTGCGCCATCTCCCAGGCCGCCGCGATCTCGGCCCACGAGCGCCAGCCGAGCGGCGAGTAGAGCGACGAGAGATGGAACCCGGCTGTCCTCGGATCCGCCGGCCCGGTTGCGGTCGGCCGCCACTCGCCGGCTGCGAGCATGCGCGCCTTGTGGTGCTCGGCGATCTCGCGCTCGCAGTCCTCGCAATGATAGGCGGCGGTGTCTGGTTTGGCTTTCTGCCAGCGCAGCCGCTCGAACTTGAGCCACTGCATCGCCTCGCAGCGCGGGCACGGCACGAAGAAGCGCCGCTGGTCGGAAAGCCCGTACTCGCGTTCGATCCGCGACAGGCCGGCGATGGTCGGCGTCGAGATGACGAGGATCTTGCGCCGCGCGAAGGTGCGCGTGCGCGCCTCGGCGAGCGCGATCGGGTCGCCTTCGCCGTCGACGTCGCCGGGATACCCGTCGACCTCGTCGAGAAAGAGATAACGCACCGGCATGGAGCGCAGCCCCACGGCCGAGTTCGCGCCCGTCATGACGAGCACGCCGCCGCGAAACTCCTTCGCCAGTACGGTGTTGCCGGAGTCTCGCGCGCGGGATGGTGCGATGCGCTCGCGCAGAACGGTGCTTTCCTCGACCAGAGGATCGATGCGCTGGCGCGAGTTGCGCTTCGCCATCTCCACTGTCGGCAGAACGCCGAGCATCGGCCCCGGCGCGTGATGGACGACGTAGCCGATCCAGTTGTTGCCGGCTTCCGTCGCGCCGACCTGCGCTCCCTTCATCACGACGACGCGCTCGATGGGCGAGCTCGCCGAGAGGCAATCCATGATCTCCTTCAGATACGGCGCGCGGCTCGTGCGCCATGGCCCGGGCTCGGAGGAAGCGCGCGGCGATAGACGCCGGTGCGCGTCCGCCCATTCCGAGACCGTGAGGCGGGGGTCCGGACGGAGGCCTTGATCGAAGGCTTCCGAGTAAAGCGCGGCCGCGGAGCTCACGGCATCTGCCGATCGCCGCGATGATGCCGGTCGGCGGCGTCCAACCGGTCCACCTGGATGCGGACGTGCTCCTTGAGGTCGGTCATCGTCGCCTTGATGACGGCGACGTCGCTCTTCATCTCGGAGACGATGCGGCGTCCGGCGATGTCGTTGTCGACCTTCCCCTCGATCGTGTTGAGCCGCGCCTCGATGCGGGCGTGCGTCGAGGCGGCCCAGGCGACCAGCTTCACGACAGCGGCCACCATGGCCGCCGCATGGGCGCCGATCGCGACCAGCAGGGCCCATTCGGCTGAGGTCATGACGGGGCCTTCAAACTGCAATCGGCGGCCGGCCAGAAAGCACGGGAACGGCTGTCGAATTCGCTTCACTTCGAGCGCGAGAGGAGCGTGTGTGCGATCGCGGCCGGGCAGACCGGTCGCCGGTCCGGAGCGCGGCTGCGCCACGCCGGACCTCAGCTCCGTGGAAGAGCCGGATGGTCCGGCTGGCCCAAACCCACGGAGGCTCACATGCAACTCACCGACACCCAGCTCGTCGTTCTCTCAGCCGCATTGAACCGCGAGGATGGATCGGTCCTGCCGCTCCCGGCCAACCTGAAGGGCGGCGCGATCGCCAAGGTCTGCGCCGCCCTCATTGCAAAGGGCCTCGCCGAGGAAATCGCGCTCGATCGCGAAGCGGCCCGCGCTGCGCCCGAGCAGGTCTTTCGCTCCGACACGGATGCGGAGCCGGTCACGCTGCGGATCACGGATCTGGCGCGGCAGGCGCTGAACGTTGACACGCCCTCCGCGGCAGATGCGACCGAGCCGGCGATCGAGCAGGTTGAAGCCGAAGCTCCTGCTGATCAGGACGACAAGCGCAGCCAGCCTGCCGCCGCATCGCCCGATCAGCCGTCGCCAGATGCGCCGCAGGAAGGTGATCGCGCCGATGCATCCGGCAAGCAGCCTCGCTCGGGCACCAAGCTCGAGCAGTTCATCCAGCTGCTGCGCCGGCCCGAGGGCGTGTCGATCAAGGAGGCGGCTCAGGCGCTCGACTGGATGGAGCACTCGGTCCGCGGCGCCGTCGCCGGCGCGCTGAAGAAGAAGTACGGCCTGACCATCACGACAGCGAAAGTTGAAGGGCGCGGCACCGTCTACACCGTCGCCAACTGACCAGCCGCGACGTTCTCGAAGCCGCCGGTCTCCGGCGGCTTCGCTCGTCAGCGAAGCAGGCGCTCGAACAAGCGTCGCATCAGGTAAGACCGGACGATCGACACGAGCGTGAACACCGCGCCGATCGCGAGATCGGTCGACACTGTCGTCACGATGCCGAAGAGCGGGAATACGGCTCGCTGCGTCAGGACGGCGATTGTGAAGCCCACTGCGACATTTGCGAGCGCTTCGACGAGCGACATCGTCCGGCTCTGGCCGGCCCGCCTCATGACGGCTGCGGAGTGCTGCCGGCGATCTCTGCGAAGCTCCGACCATCATCGTCGAGCATCGCGGTCTTTCCGGTGAACTCCTGCCAGCGCTTCACGATGACGTCGCAGAAACCGGGATCGAGTTCGACGAGCCGCGCCTGCCGACCGAGCTTCTCGGCTGCGATCATGGTCGTTCCCGAGCCACCAAAGGTATCGAGCACCACGTCACGCGACTTCGAGGAATTGCGGATGGCGCGCTCGACCAGCTCCACCGGCTTCATGGTCGGATGCAGGTCGTTGACGCGCGGCTTCTTCGCGAACCAGACGTCCCCCTGGTCGCGCGCGCCGCACCAGAAGCGGTCGACGCCCTTTTTCCAGCCGTAGAGGATCGGCTCGTATTGGCGCTGGTAGTCGGACCGCCCGAGCGTGAATTGGTTCTTCGCCCAGACGATGAACGTCGACCAGTGACCGCCGGCAGCCTCGAAGGCGCGCCGCAGCGTATGCAGCTCGGACGACGACATCGCGACGTAAATCGCGCCCTTCGTGACCGCCAGGATTCCGGTTATGGCGTCCGTCAGGAAGCGCTCGAACTCGGCCGCGCCAAGGTCGTCATTCTTGATCCGCTTGCGGTTCTCCTTCGTCGAGCCCTTGCCCTCGTAGGCGACCCGGTACGGCGGGTCGACGAAGGTCATGTCGGCCAGAACGCCGCCGAGGCAGCGTTCGACATCGGCCAGCACGGTCGCATCACCGCAGAGAAGCCGGTGCTCGCCCATGATCCACAGATCGCCAGGTTTTGTGACCGGCTCGTCCTCAGGCTCCGGGACCGCGTCCTCGTCGGTGAGACCTTCTGCGTCCTCCTCATCGGCGGAGAGCATGCGCTCGATCTCGCCGGCGTCGAACCCGGTCAGGTCGAGATCGAAGGAGAGGTCGCGAAGAGAGGCAAACTCCGCCGCCAGCAGTGCTTCATCCCAACCCGCATTCTCGGCGAGCCGGTTGTCGGCGATGCGGAAAGCGATCTTCTGCGCGTCCGTCAGGTGCGCGAGTACGATGACGGGTGCCGCATCGAGCCCGAGCGACTTTGCCGCCATGATGCGGCCGTGTCCGGCGATGATCTCGCCGGCCTCGTCGACCAGCACCGGGTTCACGAACCCGAACTCGGCGATCGAGGCGGCAATCTGGGCCACCTGCTCGTCGGAATGGGTGCGCGCGTTCCGGGCGTAGGGCGCAAGGCGAGCGAGCGGCCAGCTCTCGACGGCCAGCGCGGTCATCGCGCGCCCTCCGGCTTGCGGCAAAGCGCATCCCATGCGGCGTTGTGCTCCTTCGCCGCCCTGATGGTCGCGTCCGTATCGCGGCGCGACCAGCGGATCGGCTCGAACGCGGCGCAGGACACGTCAGTCCTCGCGCCGGTAGCCGTCGTCGTCGTGCAGCCGACGAGGATCGCTGTCGCGATCGCGAGCAGCGCGACGCGCAGCCAGAGCTTGGTCGATCCGGTCATTGGCGGCCTTGAGAGATGCGGCAATCTCGATCGCCTGGCCGGCCTCGATCAGCTGCCGGCTCCGCGCGTGCTCGAAGACGGCGAGCGCGAGGGAGACGAGCGCGCGGACGAGGCTGAGCCAGGACAAGCGTCAGCCGATGCGCCGGGTCGCGGCGATGCGACCCCAGAGCGCGACCAGGCCGCCGATGCCGGATGCGATCAGGGCGCCGGTCTCGACGATCTCGGCCTGCTGCTCGGGCGTGATGGCGTAGCCGAGCAGGCCGGCGAGCGCGGCGAGCACGGCAATCGCGCCGCCCCAGACGCCCTTCGAGGCCCAGACAGATTTTGCGTCGGTCAGCATGGGAGTGCTCCTCTGGTCTAGTGGGAAGAAGAAAACAGCGTCGTTCGAGCATCACAGGCCGTTGCCCGAGGCGCGTGATGATCTACCCAGGCAGGCATGCCTCGGAGCAGGACAGAGCGCCCAGAATGTGGGGTAGAACGGCAACTATGATGTTCTAGACATCAAGGTTTCATGCTGGTACAGCGACGGAGGCATGATCACCGGACCCCAGATGCGAGCCGCGCGCGCTCTATTGGGCATCGACCAGCGCGAGCTTGCCGAGCTTTCCGGCGTATCCCTTCCGACCATTCAGCGGATGGAAGGAAGCGAGGGGAATGTCCGCGGCATCGTCGACACGCTCACGAAAGTGATCGAGGCCCTCGACCGCGCGGGCATCGAGCTCATCGGCGAGAATGCCTTTAGCCGTGAGGGCGGCCGAGGGGTCCGGCTGAAGAACCCAAAGCCTTCAAACGGCAGCTCAGGGTGATCGGCAGATTTCAACGCTGCTGCTGCCGCCCTTATTCGGCATCCCAGCACTAACCGCGAAGAAGCGCATGACCATCAAGACTGACGCTCGAGCACCAAGCTTTGCGGAGCTGTTCACCCCCAAGCTCGTGACCATTCTCCGCGAGCGTTATGGCATCGCTGAACTCAAGGCCGATATCGTTGCCGGCCTGACTGTCGCGATCGTGGCTCTGCCGCTTTCGATGGCCATCGCGATCGCCTCCGGAGTGACGCCCGACCGAGGTCTCTACACGGCGATCGTCGGTGGGTTCGTGGTTTCCGCGCTCGGCGGTAGCCGGTTCCAAATCGGCGGCCCGGCTGGCGCATTCATCGTTTTGGTTGCCGCCACCGTCGAGCAACACGGGGTGGACGGACTCATCCTCGCCACCATGCTCTCGGGGCTCATTCTGCTCGCGGTCGGCTACCTGCGACTCGGCACCTTCATCAAGTACATCCCCTATCCTGTCACGGTCGGGTTCACTGCTGGGATCGCGGTCATCATATTCGCCAGCCAGCTCAAGGAGCTGCTCGGCGTGACGTTGCCGGGCAAGGAGCCTGGGCCGTTCATCCCGAAGCTTGAAGCGCTCTTTGCGGCCTTGCCGACGATCAACCCCGCTGCGATGGCAGTCGCCGCCGTTTCAGTCGGCGTCATCATCCTTGCCCGGCGGTTGCGACCACACTGGCCGGCTTACCTGATCGCAGTCGGGCTAGCCGCAGCTCTGGCGACCGTCTTTGGGCTTTCGATCGAAACCATCGGCACTCGCTTCGGGGGTATCCCGCAAGCGCTGCCCGCCCCGCACCTTCCGGCGCTTTCGATGCAGAGGGTCCTCGAAGTCCTCCCGGCTGCCCTCTCATTCGCGCTCCTCGGGGGAATCGAGAGCCTACTCTCGGCGGTAGTGGCCGATAGCATGACCGGACGGCGTCACCGCTCCAACTGCGAGCTAGTCGCCCAGGGCGCCGCTAATATCGCCTCGTCACTATTCGGGGGCATCTGCGTCACAGGAACCATCGCCCGGACGGCAACAAATGTTCGTGCCGGCGCACGCGGCCCCGTTGCCGGGATGTTGCACTCCCTCTTCCTGCTCTTTTTCATGCTGCTGGCGGCGCCACTGGCGAGCTACATCCCACTCGCGGCGCTCGCGGCGGTTCTTGCCGTGGTGGCCTGGAACATGGCCGAGAAGCACGAATTTGCAACGCTCGTGCGGGCCTCGCGCGGCGATGCCGTCGTCCTTCTCGTCACGTTCGGTCTCGTCGTATTCCGAGACCTCACGGAAGGCATTCTGGTCGGCTTCGGCATTGGCGCGCTTCTCTTCCTTCACAGGATGGCGCAAGCGGTGGAGGTCGAGCAGCCGCGACCGATTGTGGAGGAGGATCTGCCCGACACCGTCAATGGAAACGGCCGCGGTCCCTACGATGCGACGCTCGCCACGGATCCAGACCTGGTGGTTTACCGAATTTCCGGAGCATTCTTCTTCGGTGCCGCGGCCAACGTCGGAGCTGCGCTCGACCGCATCGGAGAGCATCCGAAAGCCTACGTCATCGACTTTTCTGCCGTGCCCATCCTCGATTCCACAGCCGCCGCAACGATCGACGGCTTTGCTCGCAAAGCGCACCGACACGGCGCCGCGGTCTACATAGCGGGTGCGCGCCCGGCTGTCCGGCGCGTGCTCCTCACGCACGGTGTACGTCCGCCCAACGCGAAATTCAGAAGCAATCTCGATGAGGCGGTTGCGGCTGCGCGGAGAGGAAGCGTCACGCCGGAGATCAACTCCGTGGCGCCGGCATCCTGATCGGAGCTAAGCCGCCTTGGTGTCGCCAGCCGCGGCGCCACGAACGAGCTTCACCGGGCCTGCGCCGGCGGGAAGGGACACGTCCTTCGGCCAGCGGTAGGAGATCAGGCGCCCGCCCTCGCGGATGAGCCGGCTCTTCGGGAACCAGCCGCGCGAGACGCTGTCGTTCTGGTTGGCGCCGAGAAGGCGGATGTGGGTCGCGTCCTCACCCTCGTAGATCCCGACATGGCCCTGCCACGGGACGGGCGGTCGCGCGATCACGACGATGCAGCCGGGAACGGGGCGGTCGAGGCGGATGCCCCAGTCGAGGAACGAGCGGGCATTCGGACGCGAGGTGCCCGGGACGCCGGCGCGCGCGAGCCAGCCGTTGATGCCGATCGCGCACCAGGGCGTGGTCTCGTCCTTGACGTAGCCGAACCCGCCATCGCCGAAGAGCTTCAGGATGCGCTTGTTGTTGGCAGACCCTGGCAGCTCCTTGATGCCGAGGTCCTTCACCGCCTCGCGGTGCCACGCGGGCCAGTCCATCGTGTTCTCCAGGGTTCAGGAAAGAAGCGGCCCTCGTCGGGCCGTGCGACTGGCCGAGGCCGGAGCCGCGAAAACGATCACGTCGGTCCGACGAGCTCTTCGAGCGCCTGGCGCACCTCGCGATCAATGAGGTCGAAGCAGGCGCGCTCGTCGGGCTCCGCAGCGACAAGCGGGGCGAGGCGCGAGGCGATGTTGAGCAGCGCGTCGCGGACGATCCGCGCCTTGTTGAATGCGGCGACCTTCACCTCGTTGCCGTCGACGAACTTGCCGGCTTCGACCTTCGCCTTCAGCTCGAGGAGCTTGCCCTTCTCGACCTCGGTCTTAGTCCGGGCCCTGAGAAGCAGCGTCGGCAGATCGGAACCGCCGGGCGCGGTCCGGCCGGCGAGATCGCTTCCGGTCCTAGGGGGCGTCGGAGCCGGGCGGAGCGATGAAGCTGCAACGGAGCGGGCCGGTGAGGGCGTACAGGACGGAACTGTTCGCTTTGCGATACGCGCCGGCTCGCGCGTTGCTGCGAGGATACGGTCGGCCTCTTCGGCATCAATGCGACCGTCGGCGTCGGTCGGGAGCTTGCCGTCACGCACCAGCCGGCTGACGTAGGAGCCGGAGACGCCGATGCGTTGCGCGTACTGACGCGCCGAGAGCCGGGGCATCGTCGGCCCCCGTGAACCTGAGGTCCGTGTGAACTTCGAGCCGGGAAGGCGTGAACCGGAGGCGTGGTTTACATGGCTCGCTGTTCACACCCGGCACGGCCGCAAACCCTTGCTGGTGCGGCGAAAGCGGACGCAAGCGGGATAATGTGAACCTGCCGGTGTGAACCAAGTTGCGCGGGCTGCCGGTAGCGAACTCTCGCGCCTGTGCCGCCCGCTTACGATATGCGCCGGGGAGGAACCGCGATGCCGCGGCCCGGGCGATCGCTTGCCCATCTCCGGGCCATGGAGAAACGCTAGGACTTGCATCGGCCGTCCGTCAATTCGAAACGGATCGCCGCGTGCACTTTGCCTGCAAGGCATTGTTACTACGGAAGAATATCGATTGCAGTCGACTTCCTATGCCGCTTTGGGCGCGCGCGTCGCACGCGGCTTCCGCTTCGGCCGGACGACGATCGCCACCTCCTGATCGAGCCGGCGCACGCAGCGCAGCAGGCGCTCAAGCGAGAAGCGCTCGACCTTGCCGTTCACGATCGCGGACACGTCGGATTGCGCGAGCCCGAGAGCGTCTCCTGCCTTCGCCTGCGTCAGGCGGCGGCGCTTCAGAAGGGCGCGGATTTCCCGGACGAGCTGCGCTTTGAGCAGTTCTTCCTCCGGCTTCTCGAAGCCGAGATCGGCGAAGACGTTCCCGCTGCTCGGGGTGACGGCGACATCCTTGCTCATGGCCGCTTTCCTTTCATTGCTTCCCGGTGGTGCGCCTCGGCCGCCTTGAGCCTCGTCCTCACCACCTCGATGTCGTGCCGTGGGGTCGCGCGCCCCTTCTTCGACTTCTTCTGGAAGGCATGGAGCACGTAGACCGCCCCGGCGAACTTCACGGTGTAGACCGCCCGGAAGGTGTCGCCGTCATGATCGTCCACGACCTCCAGCACGCCGCGCCCGCCGAAGCCCTGGAGCGCCTTCGCCCGGGGATGCTCTCCGCCGCGCTGCGCGTCATCGAGCGCCTGACCCATGACGCGCCGCACCTCGGCCGGGAACCCGCGCAGGTCGTCGAGCGACCAACCGATCCAGACGAGCGGCTTCAGAGCTTCCATCTGCGATCCTTATAGCAGTACTGCGATAACAACGCCACCCCCGAGGTCTCACGCGCATCGCCGTCGCTCACCGTCGCGGTAGCCGTAGTGCTTCGCGAGCACGCCGAGCGCGGCGACGAGTATGCCCTGCGCGCTCTCCTGTCTTACCGGCCTTCCGCCCCAGCCTTGCCGGAGTGCCCATTCGCGCAGAGACGTCTGCAGGCCGACCACGAACCAGATGCAGGAGCCTGCCGGCGATCCTGGCCCGCCAAGCGCATCGAGCGCCCTTGCGACGCGCTCGCGCGCCCCGACCTGCGCGTCCGTCAGGTCGCCGGTGCCCCTCGTTCCGGGCGGCTGCGCCAGGACCAGCGACGCCGAGGGCATGCGGTCGAGGCTCGCGATGGTGAAGGCCGCCTGGAAGTCGCGGGCAGCGTCGTGCATGGCCTGGGTGATGTTGCCGGCATCGAGCATCAGTCGCAACGTGTCGACCGTGCGGTGGTGCGTCACCTGGACGCCCTCGGGGTCGCGCTCGGTCACTCGGCGGGTCGTGAGCCCGGGCGGCTTGAACCCCGGCTTGGCGAGGCTGACCTCCTTCGAGCGCTTGCTCTTCCTGCTCATCGGGAGGCTCCCTTGATCGGTTCGCCATAGAGGCGGTTCGCTTCGTTGGTGACGGCCTGACGCAGCCACTCGTCGCGGATGCGATCGATGGCGAGGACGGCGACGCGCTGCTCCATCCAGGCGCGCCGTCGCATCAGGAAGAGCTCGGTCTCGGAGGTGGGCGCGTGGGGTACGAGCCGCCCGAGCGCGCAGCGGGGGAGAGCCGGCGCGCTCATGCCTGCCCCCGACGGTTCGCGATCACCCAGTGCAGAAGCGCGAGGGCGTCGGCCTCGTTGTCGTCAGCCGGCGAGAAGCCGAGCCGCCTCACGGCCGCGATCACGTCCGCCTTGGAGGCGTTGCCCTTGCCGGTCGCGAAGCGCTTGATGGTGCCGACCGGCACGCCCTCGTAGGGAATGGCGCGCTCCTCGCACCAGGTGGTGAGGGTCGCGAGGAATCCGCCATAGACCTGGGCGGCGATCGTGCCCGCGTGAGCGCGCACCTCCTCGAACCAGACGCCTTCAAGATGAGCGGAGGCCCGGATTTCCGAGAGCCAGCGGCCGAAGCGCAGGAAACCCATCCCGCCGCCCTCAAAGCGCCCGGGCTTGAGAGCGAGGGTGCCGGACACGATCGGGCCGGCGCTCGGCTTCAGCGCCCATCCGGTGGACGAGCCGAGGTCGAGGGCGAGGAAAGCGCCCGAGGCGACGTGAGCGTGCGCGACGGCGAGGCGAGCGGGGGCGTTCGCATCCGCTTCGGGATGCGCGATAGTTGCGGCGATCATGATGGTCCTCGTGGAGCGTTGTGGTCGCGGGGCGGTGGCTTGACGTGTTTGGCGACCGATGGGCCGCCGTCCCGCTCATGGGCTTGGACGTGTGCCCGGACTCGCAGACAGGCGGGCCTCGGCAAGCGAGCGCGCGATGTGACCGCCGCGGAGGCATGGGAGGTTGTGGGAGGTTCGGATTTCCAACCTCCCCGCCGTAAGCCGTTGATGCATCGAGCTTTGGGGAGGTTGGGGAGGTTTGGGAGGTTCTCGCGGCCCTTACACATGCGCGCGCATGTGCGTGATGATGGAAAAAGACACGCATGCGTAAGGCGAAAACTACCTCCCCAACCTCCCAAACCTCCCCTTCGCCTCTGAATTCAATGACTTGGCCGGTGGGAGGTTGATTGGGCCTACCTCCCATACCTCCCACGCTCTCGAAGCTTTCGCGGCCGTCCGACGCGTCATCATCGACATGCGGCCCGGTCGCCGCCGTCGTGACCACGACCAGGCGCCAGCGGCGCGCCTGGTGGACGATGCGGCCGGCGCTGATCTTCAGACGCACGTGTCCGACCAGGAACACGCGATCGGAGTTCTCCGAGAGGATGCGGCCGAGCCGCGTGCGGCGCGCCTGCTCGCTGCCATCGCCGAGCGCGAGCGGCGGGTCGATCTCCTCTGTGAGCGCGATGAGGTCCGCGGTCCCGACCTCGCCGATGCCGTGTCGATCCCACCAGAGGCCGACGAAGGCGCGCACCGTCGCCTCGCGGTCGTCGACCCGGTCGTAGAGATCCTGCAGGTTGGCGAGAAAGCCGCCGACGCCGGCCACCTCCATGATGCCGCCGAGGATGCGCGACCACGCCTCGAAGCTGCCGAGCGTCTTGCGTCCAGACGGCCGCCCCTCGGCGACCCAGGCGCTCACGATCGTGAGGACCGCCTCGACGAGCGCCTTGCGGTTCTCGCCGATCCAATTGAGGAGCTCGGGGTGGCGGAAGCCGGAGCGCCGCCACGGCTGGTCGGTCTGCGCGTCGAGGCGGATGCGGACGGTGCGGCGCGCGATCTCGTTCGAGAGGCTCGGGTTGTTGCCGGTCGCCACCCAGGCGCACCGCACCGGCAGGCGCGCAATCTCGGAGCGCTGCAGGAGCCGGTCCTCCCAGATCGTCGCCGTGATGGCGGCCGCAAGGGAGGCGGAGTCGAGCTCGCCGCGGATGTTGTCGAGGAGGACGATCGTCGGCGTCTCGAGGAGCTTCGAGGTGATGCGCTTGCGCCATTCCTCGTCGTCGCGCCCCGCCACCATGATGTTGGCGCGTGCGCCGGTCGCGATCATCGCGACCGCCTCGACGACGAGCGTGCCGCCGGTGCCGGCGGCCGGCTTCTCGACGAGGTGAAGCGGTGTCGGCCCGGAGATCATCGGGCGCACGAACGGGAGGAGGAGGAGCGCCAGCGCGTGCACGCGCTCCGCATCCGAGACGAAAGGGAACTCGCCGAACACCTCCTCGAGCACGAAGTCGCGGGCGATCGCCACAGCGGCGGGATCGGGGCGCGGGGGCACATGGATGCGGTCGAGGCCCCGCGGGAGGTCGAGGAAGAGGCCTGTCTCGGCGTGGTAGCCGGGCGTCGCGACAAGATCGCCCGAAGGGCCGAACACCGGCGTGGTGATGACGCCCGAAAGGTACGGCACCTCCGGCTCGGGTGTCGCCAGGATGTGCCGGATCACGCGCACCGGGGGATAGTCATGCGCGAGCGCGGCCTTGCCGCGCTGGCGGCGCCAGTCCGCGATCTCGGCGAGCACGACGCCCATACGCGGCTCGGTCAGCACCACGGTGTGCGGATGGCCGAAGGCGTCGCGCTCGAGCCAGACGAGATCGGCGCCGACCCGGAAGACGCTCGGGTTGCGCTCGTTCAGGGCGAGGATGAGATCCCAGGTGCTGCGGGCGATGCGCTTGAGGTCGAGGTCGTCGGCGCGCAGCACGGGCCGATTGCCGTCCGGCCCGACGAAGCCGACCGGCAGGTTCGGGACGAACGGCAACGTGAGCTGCGCGTCGGCGTCATCGATCGGCTCTGGGCCGGGGGATGATGTCGGTTCCGCACCGAACGGCATCGCGGCCTCGACGATTGCGCGGACGGGGTCGGGGCCATCGCGCAGCAGGACATCATTGAAGTCGTCGCCGGCGCTTGGCGGACAGGCGATGAAGACCTTGCGTCCTTCGATCAGCCGGCCCGCCAGGGCGCGGGCGGCGTCCAACCCGGCGCCGCCGGGATCGTGATCAGCGCAGATCACCACGCGCGCGATGCCGTCGGGCAGACTGAGCTCCGCCAGGTTACCGGCCGAGAGAGCAGCCCACATCGGCAGCGCCGGACAGGCGGTCATGACGGCGAGCGCGGTCTCGATCCCTTCCGCTAGCCCAACCAGCCCATCGGCCGGTTCGGCGAGGCGCACGGTTCCGCCATGGATCTCGCCGAGGGCCATGCGAGGCTTCGGCACCGGCGCCTTCGCGGCGCCGTCGAGCGCCAGATAGGTCCGGTGCACGCCGAGCACCGTTCCGGCTGGGTCGCGTACGACGCCGATCATGCCGGGCCAGCCCGTCTTCGTGTCGAAGTGCGTGAGGTCCGGCGCGAAGCGCAGGTCGTCGCTCGCCGGAACCGCAAGCCCACGGCTGCGCAGCCAGGTCTCCGCGACGGTGCCGGCGAGCGGAGCGGCGCGCGCAAGGATGTGCCGGATCTCGGTCGCGACCGCAGTCTCGCGGGCGGCGCTCGAGCGGGTTGCCGCCGTGACGTTCTCCCGGGCTCGCGTACCCGCGCTCGCTCCGGCGACGCCGGTCAGCTCGCTTGCGTAGGCGAAGAGGTCGCGGCCCGTGAGCCCGATTGCATGCTCGAGCGCGGAGAGCGGGCCGCCCGATCCCGAACCGTCGAAGTCGATCCAGTCCCCGGCCTTGGCTCCGTCGAGCGCGATGACGCACGAGCCCTGCTTGCGCGGCGGCCGCCCGTCGATCGCGCCGAGACGCCACTCGTGCCCATCGCGCCGGCCGTTCGGGAAGTGCCGCGGCACCCATGACGCGGCCGTGCGGCGCAGCTCGTCGACGATCCCGTGGAGATCGTAGCGCTCGTCCGGCCGCGCTGGAGCGACGTCGTTGAGATCGATCACGACGGCCTCCGCCAAGGTGGAAGGATGGCGCCGCGCTCTGGCGCCGCCTCATTGGCCCAGCACCGACGCTCGAAGGGGCACATCCGGCAGAGGTGGAAATCCGGGGTCGCGGCCACGCGCGGCAGCAGCTCACCCGACCCGACGGCGCGCAGCACGGCCACCGCCTTGTCCGAGAGATCCTGCGCGGCGGCAGAATCGAATTCGATGACCTCGAAGGCGAGCGCCTGCGTGTCCTTGTTCAGCGCGACGAAGAGCGTCCGCTCGACCGCGAGATAAGCCATGTAGACCTGGACCTGCGCCCAGTAGACCGGAGCGGCGACGCGCACCCCGCGCTTGACGATCTCGGTCCAGGTCGAGTCCTTCACCGCCTTGTGCTCGAACAGGATCGGATACGGAAAGCCGAGGTCGGGGCCTGCAACGATCACGCCGTCGATGTGGCCGCGGAACCGGCCCCCCGCGGTCGAGAAGCCGAACTGCGATCCGTTACGGCGGGCATTGCGCAGGTCGAAGCCGGCAAGCCGCAGCCATCGGATCGTCATCTCCTCGAAGCGGTGCCCGGTCTCGAAGACGCGCAGGATCCGGCCGGAGAAGGCCTTGTCCGGATCGATCGGGACGGCCATCGCCTCGAAGCAGAGCCGTCGGGCGCAAGGCTCGCCGATGCGGGAAGCGCCCAGATAGTCGCGCGGCGGCGATGCTGCCCTTTCCGCCGCGAGGGCATCGTCGATCAGGGACAGAAGGCGTGCGCCGACGGTCGGCCCGCTCTCCGGGCGGCCGTACACGAAGCCCGAGCCGCTGTTGAGGTCGATCATGATCACGACCTCGCGCGTGCTTTCGCGGCTGGATGACGCTCGCCGACGCGCGAACGGCAGTATTTGAGAAAGCCCTCGGCGTTCAGGTTCTCCTTCTGCGTGCCCCAGCGCAGGTTGGAGGCCCGATTGTTGGCGGCATTCTCGTCAAGGTGCATGACTACCGCACCCTCGAACGGGGCCGGTCCATGGAACGCTTCGGCGACGAGGCGATGGATCTTGTAATTCGTGCCGCGCACGACCGTGACAAACCGGCCGTCGCTCTTATTCCAGACGCCGAACGTAGGTTGGCCGCCATACGGGCGCACGCCGCCCTTCGGCATCGGCTCGCGATGAGGGATGTGCATGACACGCCCCTCGCTGCTCACCAGGATCCCGGGCACGCTCGGCACGTCACGCCAGATTTCTCCGGTGATCATAGCGCTCACCACGGAATCTCGTCGTTGAGCGCGAGCCGGCGCATGGCCTCGCGGAAGCCATCGACGCAGGCCTCGATGATGCGATCGATCTCGGCCGCACTCCGCCCCTCGAAGGCGGGCATCAGCCCGAGCTCGTCGATGATCTCGGCGAACGGCCGCCGCGTCTCCTTGATGGCCTTCTTCTCGGTGTCCGTCTTGTCGATCATGCCCTTCAGCCTCTTGGCAATGGCGGCTCCCGCCTCCTGGCAGCGGCGGGAGCAGAAGGCGTAGGTCGGGTGGAGGTCGGGGCGGAGCAGGTGCGTGTAGAGGAAGCCGCGAGCCTCCCTCCCGCAGACCCGGCAGACCCTCATCCCAGCAGCATCGAGAGCTTCGGCGACCCGGGCGCGTCGGGAGCCTGCGCGATCCGCCCCGACGCCAGCACGATCCATCGGCTGGTCGCGGCTTCGGCGATGCCCTGCAGCTCGGAGGAGGTCAGGCTGCGGATCGGCCGCTCCAGCCGCACCGACCCTTCGAGCCAGGCGCCAACGGCCTTTGCGCATTCCGCCCTCACATGGTCGAGCCAGACATCGTCGGGGCTGCGCGCGGGCTCGGCTGGCATGGCTCGCCCCTCATTCGTTGAGCCATGCAGGGCCGGCCTTTGGCGCGCCGGTTTGCGCCGGCGCGGGAGCCGCCCACGCCGGCCCTGTCGCGGGCGCGTGCGGCGGCGGACCGGTGCGGGTGGGGACAGGGGCGGAGGCCGGTGGGTTCGCGCCTGTGGCGGGCTGTGGCGCGCCGCGGCCGCTCGCGCCCAAGCCGGGTGAGGACGTCGGCGCCGGCGCAGCATGGCCCTGCTGCCAGGCGGGCGGCTGGGCGGGCGCGGTCGAGGCTGCCTTGCGCCGCTTCGCGCCGGGCCGCGCCGGGACGCTCTCGCCGGCCATCACCTTCCCCCACTCGTGGCGGTCCATGGTGATGGCGGCGTCGAGCTCGCTGCGGCCCTCCTCGTCCGTCGCGATCTTGGCGACGAACACGATGTTGTTCAGGTCGCTGAAGCCGCCAATCCGTCGCTTGGCCGCCGCGGCGGGGTTCTCGTCGTTGGGATCGAGGCCATGCGCGGAGTCGATGATCGAGCGGAGCGCGGACTTCGTGATCTTCCAGCCGATCGAGACGCCGTGCTCGTCCATCTTGCCGCCGCTCACGACGAAGCGGCGCCAGAACTTGCGGCGGGCGAACGGCCCCTCCAGGATCGTGAACTCGCAGTCGAGCTGGACGACGTCGGAGCCCTCCGCGCGCGAGGGCGTCAGGAGCCCGCGATCGGCCGGGCTCTCGCCGTCGAGCCCGCCGGGGCGGATCGCCATGATCACCTTGGCGAATGTGCCGTCGGGGATGGCCTCGTTCGGCCTTGAGGGTTCGGCGTCGTTGAAGTCGAGCATGAGGTCGGACCTCGCTGGAGCGGCGTGAACGGATCAGGTTGTCGGAGGCGTGGGACGCGGCCCGTTCGCCTTTGCGATGACGGCTGCGAGGTCGGCGGGCTCGGTCACCTCGAGGTTGCCCGAGCGGTCCTTGGCCGGAAGGCCGAACGGATTGCCGGACCGGCACACGAGCCGGCGTTCGGCTCCCGATTGCGGGTTGTGACGCCAGCCTTCGCCATCGGGATCGAACAACGAGAGCGTCAGCACCTCGTCGACGATGCCGGGCAGCTCGCGAGCGGCCTTGCCGCCCTCCATCTGTGGCTGGAAGGTCTCGCGGCCGAAGTCGTCGAGCACGCGCTCGAGGATGCCGACGAAGATCACGGTCTTGCCGGGCGCGTGCTGCAGGTGCTTGAGGAGCCCGATCACCTCGCGGGCGAGAAGCCCGTAGGCGCCGCGGGTGTCGAGCTTGCCGGTGCGGTCCGAGAAGGCCTCCGGCCTGAGCTTCGCCCACGCCATCGCCTGCCGTGTGAGGTCGGTGATGGAGTCGACGAACACGAAGCGGCGCGCGCCGAGCGCTTCCGCGAGGTCCGGATAGCTCGCGAGGACGTGCTCGTGATGCGCGGGCGAGAAGAACCCGGCCGGGTCCGCGGTTGGGCTCAGGCCTCCGACTAGGCAGGCGATGTCGGCGGCTTCGCCGAAGGTGCGGACCGGGACAGAGATCCCGCCCCAGCCCTGCAGGCTCTTCATCCCCGCCTCGAGGTCGATGACGACGGTCTCGTCCGGCGGCAGGGTGCGGGCGAGCGAGGTCTTGCCGGCCCCCGACGGCCCGAAGATCGCGACCGTGGTCTTGGCGTGCGCCGAGGCGAGCCGCTCGTCGGCGGTGACGATGCGAAGCGCCATCACGCGGCCTCCCGCGTCGGCGCCGCGCTCGGCGTCTCGATCCGGTAGGCCGGACGGCCGGTCTCGACGGTGCGGGCCGGCATGAACAGCTCGCGCACAGGGCGCGGCCAATGCGCGAAGGCGGCTTCCGAGACCTCGAGCTTCACCTTGACGTACTCGGCGGGATCGTCGCCCCAACCGGAGCGGATGATCTCGACCGCGTGCTGGAGCTTCGCTTGGTCCCACTTCACCCGCTTCGGGAGATCGGCGATCACGACGAAGCCGTTGTCCTCGAAGCGGACCGTGCCGGTGTCCTTGCCCTCCTCGGCGCGGCGCTGATGAGCGCGGGCGCCGTACTTGAGGTCGAGCGCGTCGCGGATCTTGTCCTCGAGGAGCGCGAGCGCCGCCTTCTGCTCGGCGAGGTCGTCGAGCACGCAGGCAAGCTCGGGCGCGGAGAGTGCGACGACCTGGCCGACTTCGAGATCGCGGACGTGCTCGGTCAGGATGGCGGGTTTCTGCATCGGGGAGTTCCTCAGGCGGCGAGCGCTGCAAGCACGTCACTGGGTGCGGCTGGGATCGGGGCTGGCTCGCGAGCGAGCGGCGGGGCGCTGCGCGCGATGGAAGCGGGCCGGCGCCGGATGCCGCCGACGGCCTTCACGGCGAGGTAGAGGAAGTCCTCCGGGCCGAGCCTCCGTTGCACCGGGATGACAAGCCCCTGGTCGGATGCGGCCATGACCCGGTTCGCGACGGCGTGCAGCTCCGAGCGAGCGCGTCGCCCGAGCACGTCGGTGCTCGGCATCCGGTCGTGCGCGAGGTGGCCGCGGTAGTACGCGATCGTGTCGCCGGGCTCCGCGTCGACGAGCCAGTCGACAAAGCCGTTCTCGTCGAGCGGCACGGCGAAGCGGGCGGGCGGACGGAGAGCGGCAGGCGGTCTCGGGTGCGGGTAATGCATCGGGCAAGCCTCGGGCGTTCGGCCGAAGCGCTCTGCCGCGGCCGTGGTCGGATCGGGGTTCGGGAGGGGCCCGCCTCAACGGGCGGGCTCTCGGGTCACTCAGTAGCGGACGAGAGGCTCAGGTTTCCCAGGAGGTCCTTCCGCTGTCGCGAATGCTTCGTCTCAATGCTTTCTCTTTGGCTTTATTTGCTTGGTAGCGACGAGTGATCCGGATTTTCCCAGGAGGTCCTGGAGGTGACAAGGACTCGCAATTACGCTCGGCTACGATTGTTCACGATGGCGGGCCCGGTGAGGGCGGAAACTGGACGATCCCGAGCGAGACGAGCCGGTAGCGGACCTCCCTGAGACGCCGATAGAACTCGCTCGTCGACAGACCGGAGCGGCGCTGGGCCTCGCCGAGGTCGCCATCCTCATGCAAGGCGAGCATGGTGACGGACCGGAGGTCGTCCGGCAGGGCGACGACGGATCGCTCCAGCGAGAGCGCGAAGACGCCAGCCGCCTCTGGATCGGGATCCGATGCGAGCCTTGCTCCGACATGGCTTAGGAGCGTGAGAGCATCGTCGCCGTCGCCAACCGGCTGGTCGAGGGATGGACCCCGCCGTCGACGCTCGTTCGCGATCCCGTCCGCGATCGCCTGCACCGCCTGACGGGCGACCCGATCCGCGAAGGATGACCAGGCGCCTCGGGCCGCGTCGAAGAAGCGGCGCCGGTCAAGAAGGGTCAGCAGGATTTCCTGCTCGGCGTCCTCGCGATCGGTCTCATTGAGGCGCATGGTCCGCGCCACCCGGCGGGCATGATAGGCGGCGGTCGCCATCATGATGCGAAGCTCGCGGTCGTCGAGCGCGCGCTCTGTCGTCCCGGATCGTTGAAGCCGGGTGGCGGGTCCGCCCATCGGCCGCTCTCCTTTGTGCGTTGACTAAATTAGCAATGCTCTAGTCACAGTTATCCCGTAGGGGCGCTTCTGCCCTTGGGCAGCTACTCTTGTTCAGCCGCGGCCGACGCTCTTGAACGCCCGGTAGGCCCTCACGGCGGTTGCGATGTCGTCCTGGACGTCGGGCGGGAGACGTTGCGCCTCGATGAAGGCGCGGTCGGTGTCGAGCCCGAGCTTCCGGCATGCGGCGAGGATCAGCTCGTCTTTCGGCGCCTTCTCCATGCCGCGCTCGATGCGGGACCAGTAGGCCGGCGAAATATGGATCGCGCGCGCGAACTCGTTGAGCGAGATGTCCGCCTTCTCGCGCTCAGCCCTAATCCAAGGTCCGAAGGGCACGGCTAGCCTCCGATTCATGTGCTCGCATGCTCGTACCTCGTTTCGTCGATGCGCAATAGAATGGACGTGAAGAGGCGGGTCACTCGACATGGGAGAAGCTCCTCGTGCGCAGAAGGTCGTAGCGTTCGAGCCGGACGCGGATGAACGGCTCGGACACGCCGTAGCGCTCGGCGAGCGCGAACAGGAGCTCAATGAGGGCATCCTCCGCGAAAGCGGACGCGTCGTATGCGGGGGAGCCACGCGAGACGCGCGATCCCATGGCGGAGCGCGGAATCCGGTGGCGCTTGGCGAAGCGCTGCAGGTCGAGGCGCAGGAGCGGAAGCGGTGCCAGCAGCGCGCCCATGAACTCGTTGGCGCGGAACTCGCGCCAGTCGCGCAGGGCATCTCCGCGAGGTCCCGCAAGCGTCGAGGGATCGCTGTTGTCCGGCGCGGGGGCGCGAGCGTCGAAGCTCGCCGTGCAGGACGCATTCGCGCGCCGGATCCAACCCGGGCCGTCGAACACCACGTGCCCGAGCTCGTGTGCGCTGGTCGAGCGCAGCAGGTCGTCCCTGCCGGCAAGCGCCACCCCGTTGATCGAGACGTAGATGCTGTCGGGCTCGGCCGGATCGAAGTCGGCCATGCCCATCACGCGGCGGCCCCGCTCGTTCCGGACATCATGGTCCAGATCCCAGTGTGCTCCGAACGCAACCTCGTTGACGGCGAGCGCCTCCGTCTTCGCGACGATGAGGTCGACCTCCATGCGGCGCTGCCAGGGATCGTCCGTCAGCTGCTTGCGGACGGCCTGGGCAACGGCCCAGACCTGCCGGGCATTCAGGCGGTCCGGCTCCCCGAAGAGGGGCAGGTGAGGATAGGTCACGATCAGCGAGGACATCAGCAACTCCGACCTTCGTTCCTATTTTGTTCACATCGGCAGGCAAGAGTCGAGTCGGAATCGCGCGATGACGGAACGACCGTGGACCAGTGTGGAAAGCTGCTCGCGGCGGCCTCCTGGGATGATTTGGCCGATCGGCCGCTACTGAATGGGGAACACCTGCCGGAGCCGTTCCTCAGCATGGCCATCGGTCTTGATCCCCACCGCATGCGTAACGATGAGCGCCTCGCCGAGGTCGCTCGCCTCCTCGCGGCGGGCTTTCTCCGGATGCGGAGGAGAGCGGCCGGGACGCGCGCGACACCAGTGGAACGGAGCCCGGTTCGACTGGACTTCTCGCCCACCAAGAGCGGTCGTTGCGAACCGCGTGAACAAGGGTGGAGGGACGGAGAGTGAGGAGCACAGCGACAGCACGCAGAGCGGAGAACGCATCGCTGCCCGCACCCGGCGAGGATCCGGACCGCGACAAGCCGGTGCTCGCCCGCTTGGCGGCCCTCAAGGTGATGTCCGTCAAGGAGCTGAAAGCCGAGTGGCGCAGGCTCTTCAGCGCCGACGCTCCCAACAACAGCCGGCCCTTCCTTGAGCTGCGGCTCGCCTACCGCATCCAGGAACTCGCCTATGGGAGCTTGTCCAAGACGACGGTCCGCATCCTCGATGCGCTCGCGGACGAGCACCGGGGCATCTCCGTGAGGAAGTCGATCCTGGTCGATCCGCGCAAGCCGCTCGCCGGCACGAAGCTCATCCGCGAGTGGGCCGGCGTGGAGCACACCGTGACGGTGCTGCGCGATGGTTTCGAATACGATGGGCGCAAATACAAGTCGCTGTCCGCGATCGCCCGCGCGATCACCGGAACAAGGTGGAACGGCTGGCGCTTCTTCGGCTTGCGCCCGGCGGAGGAGAGTCGGTCGTGAGGCGCTCCGCGAAGCAAACAACAGCGCGCAGCGAGAATGCAAAACCTCCGGTCCGGCGGTTGCGCTGCGCGATCTACACGCGCAAGTCCTCGGAGGAAGGGCTCGAGCAGGAATTCAACTCGCTCGATGCCCAGCGCGAGGCCTGCGCCGCCTACATCGCGAGCCAGCGGGCCGAGGGCTGGATCGCCCTGCCGACCGAATATGACGATGGCGGCTTCTCAGGCGGTACCCTGGAGAGGCCTGCGCTGCGGCGGCTCCAGGCGGACATCGAAGCCGGGCTCGTTGATGTGGTGGTGGTCTACAAGATCGACCGCCTGTCGCGCTCGCTCATGGATTTCTCGAAGCTCGTCGAGATCTTTGATCGCAACGCCGTCACGTTCGTCTCGGTGACGCAGTCGTTCAACACCACCACCTCGATGGGGCGGCTGACGCTCAACATCCTGCTCTCATTCGCGCAGTTCGAGCGGGAGGTGATCGGGGAGCGCATTCGCGACAAGTTCGCCGCTTCGCGAAAGCGCGGGATGTGGATGGGCGGCTGGACCCCGCTCGGCTACGACGTGGTCGACCGTCGTCTCGTCGTGAACGAGGGTGAGGCCGACCTCGTCCGGCGCATCTTCGCGCGCTTCCTCGAAATCGGTTCGGTCACGCTGCTCGTGCGCGAGCTGCAACGGCAGGGAGCCACGACGAAACAGGGCAAGCCGTTCGACAAGGGCGTGCTGTACAAGCTGCTCCATAACCGAGTCTACATCGGCGAGGCGGTCCACAAGGGACTCGCCTATCCCGGCGAGCACCAGGGCTTGATTGAGCCCGCTATGTTCGAGCGGGTTCAGGACATCCTGGCCAGCAGCAGCCGGCAGCGCGCGGCTGCAACCCGCCGCGAGACGCCGGCTCTCCTCAAGGGCCTGATCTTCACCGAGGGCGGGCGGGCGATGACGCCGACGCATACGCGCAAAGGCGCGAGGCTCTACCGCTACTATGTCTCGACCGACGTGGTGCGCGGGCGCGAGAAGGCGGCAACCGAACCGCTGGCGCGCTTGTCGGCCGACCTCGTCGAGACTGCGACGGTCAGGGAGGTGCTGCGCCTGATCCGCTCGCCCGAGATCGTCGCCCAAACGATCGAGGCCGTGTGCACAGAGACCCCCGACACGTCCGACGGCGAGATCGTCGCAATCCTCGATCAGTTCTGGGGGCTGTGGGCCACCCTCATTCCGGCCGAGCAGGCGCGTCTCATTCGGCTCCTGGTCGAGCGGGTCGTGATCAGGCCTGATGGCATCGCCATCACCTTGCAGGCAGCCGGGCTCGGGCAGATCGCCCGCGAGATGCTCGGGTCTGATGGCGGGCGGAGAGCCGCATGA